AAAGTATGACTATGGTGAGTTCATTGAGTATTACATTTATTTTCCAAGAGGATATAAAGGATCTGATGCCAATGGAATTAAAATTTCAAATGATGCCATAACTTATGTACCATCAGGGCTATATGATCACAATAGAAATATGGTCTTGAGTTATCTATACAAGGCTATTAAATCTGTTAACCAACTCCGAATGATTGAAGATAGTCTTGTAATTTATAGACTTTCAAGGGCACCAGAACGTCGTATTTTTTACATTGATGTAGGTAATCTACCTAAAGTAAAAGCAGAACAATACCTCAGAGAGGTAATGGGTAGATATAGAAATAAACTTGTATATGATTCTGCAACTGGAGAGATTCGTGATGACCGTAAGCATCTAAGTATGCTTGAAGATTTCTGGCTTCCAAGAAGAGAAGGAGGACGTGGTACGGAAATTACTACACTTCCTGGTGGACAAAATCTTGGAGAACTTGAGGACGTTAAGTATTTCCAGAAGAAACTTTACAAGTCCCTCAACATTCCTCTTTCAAGACTAGAGCAAGAATCTTCATTCACCATCGGTAGAACCAACGAAATCACAAGAGACGAACTTAAATTTGCTAAGTTTGTTGGAAGACTTCGTAAGCGTTTTAGTGATCTATTCCATGATCTATTGAGAACTCAACTTCTTCTTAAGGGAATCATTACTGCAGATGATTGGGAAGAAATGAAGGAGTTCATTCAGTATGATTATATTTTTGATAATCATTTCACTGAACTTAAAAATGCAGAACTACTAAATGACAGATTAAATATTGTCAATCAAGTAGAACCATATCTTGGTAAATATTTTTCTGTTGAATATGTTCGCAGACAAATCCTCAAACAAACTGATGATGAGATTGAAGAAATTGATATGCAAATTGACAAGGAAAAACAACTTGGCATCATTCAAGATCCCAATCAAATGATGCTGGATCAAGGTATGGGAGGTGCATTGCCTCCAGGTCAAGAGCAACCTATGCCTGCAGATGCTGCAGCATCAGGTGAAGCTGGTCCTGCAGGAGGTGGAGTTGATGCAGAATTTAAAAATTACATCTCTCCCTCTGATTACGGAAAAGCTAAATTTTAATAAATAGTTATTGTAATTTTTGTATATTATTGAGGTTTTTATGTCTTTGTCACAAGAAATTGTTGATAGCATTATTGCTAGAAACAATGTAAATGCAAATGAAAAAATTTATGATGCACTATATGGAATAGCTTCCGATAAAATTGGAATGCGAAGAGTTGAACTTGCTCAGAATATGTTTGCATCAGGTAATTATGAAGATGAAGATGATTACTATGAAGAGGGTGAAGAAGTAGTCGAATATGAAGATGAAGATCAAGAACCAGAAGACGAGTACGAACAATGAAACTAATCACAGAAACTATCGAAAATATTAGGGTTATCACCGAAGAAAAAGGTGGTAAAAAAAACCTATATATTGAAGGAGTATTTCTTCAGGCGGAACTAAAAAACCGCAATGGTCGCATGTATCCAATGGATACTCTCAATAGAGAAGTAAACTCATATAATGAGAATTACGTTGCGAAAGGTCGTGCTCTAGGTGAACTGGGACATCCAGATAGCCCAACAATTAATCTAGACAGAGTATCCCATAAAATTGTTTCTCTTCGTGCAGAAGGAACAAACTTTATTGGAAAAGCTCAAATTCTAGAAACTCCAATGGGCAAAATTGCCAAGTCTCTTCTTGAGTCTGGAGTTTGTCTTGGTGTTTCTTCAAGAGGAATTGGTTCTATTGAAGAAAAAAATGGAGTGAATGTAGTAAAAGATGACTTTATGTTATCTACTGCTGCAGACATTGTTGCAGATCCTTCTGCTCCTGATGCTTTTGTTCAAGGTATCATGGAAGGAAAAGAATGGATTTGGAATAATGGTATGTTAGAGGAAAAAGTAATTAATAGTTACAGACGAGCAATTAATAATGCATCTTCTAACAATTTAACTGAAAGAAAACTACAAGTTTTTGAAAGTTTTCTCCGTAATATCAAAATTTCATAAATAATAGTAGAAAATATCACATATTCTAGAGGGTTTTTTCGATGTCCAATGTATTAGATACAGAATTTGACGAATTTCTAGAAGAAGGAAACGTTGTCACTGCCCACGCAAAACCAGGAGACCGTATGGAAAAATTACAACACAGCACTCCTGGACAGGGTGCATCACCAGAAGAATTGGGTGGTTCTTCCACAACCAAGCCAGAAGGTGATGAGATTGGCAAGAAGGCTTCTTCCAGAATGAAAAAGTCATCTTCTAAAGTAAATTCTGGTGCAAAATCACCAGATGGAATGGCACGTCTTCAAGGATCTGCCCCTGGTCAAAAGGGAATGAAAGAAGAAGAAGAGCTAGATGATGAAGAGCTAATTTATGAAGCTCAAGAAGAAGATGAAGAAGATGATGAAAAAGATGAAGATGAAAAGGAAGATAAGAAAAAATCTTCTAAAAAAGAAAAAACAGAGATGAAGGCAGAAGAGATTGAAGTCGATGTAACCGACGATCTCAATGCTCTCTTCTACGGAGAAGAACTCTCCGAACACTTTATGCAAAAAGCTGCAACTATTTTTGAAGCAGCAGTAAAAGCTAAAGTTGTTGAAGAAGTTCAGAAGTTTGAGGCACTATACGAGCAAAGACTCATCGAAGAGATCGAAGAGATTGCTGAGTCTCTAGAGACCCGTGTAGACGCTCACCTTGATTATGTTGCTGAGCAGTGGATTGCTGAGAACCAGCTTTCTATTGACAACGGCATCAAGACCGAAATTGCTGAAAATCTAATGCAAGGTCTTGCAAATCTCTTCATGGAGAACAATATTGATCTTCCAGAAGAGCAACAAGATGTAGTTGCCGAAATGGCAGCTCGACTAGATGAGATGGAGGAAAAACTCAACGAACAGATTGAAGTCAATGTTGAGCTAAACCAAGAAATCGGATCCTATATTAAACATGGAATTATTGCAGAAGTATCCGAAGGTCTAGCAGATACACAGAAAGAAAAACTGTTCAACCTTGCAGAAGGTGTTGAGTTTATGAGTGAAGAATCTTTCCGTGGCAAGATTGAAACAATTAAGGAAAATTATTTCCCTAAAGCTCAGTCTAATTATGTGGAAGACCTCGTTGAAAAGAATCAAGATTTTTATGAGGGGCCAATGGCAGCATATGTAAATGCTGTTTCTAGATGGGCTCAGTGATAGTCTAGATTTTTATAAATATTAATAGATTCCTAACAAATAAATTTAACAACCAAGGAGTTTACCCCCAATGTTTAATTCAGAACAGCTACAAAGAAAATGGGCTCCTATTCTGGAGCATAACGATCTAAATCCAATTACAGACAGATATCGCAAGGCTGTAACCGCAGTTCTTCTTGAGAACCAAGAATCATTCCTACGTGAAGAGCGTGGTGTTCTTTCAGAAGTTGCTGTTAACAGCACTGGTTCATTCACAGCAGGTGGTGCTGGTGCAGGAGCACATGGCTTCTCAGGTGGCGCTGCTGCTGGCGGTCCAGTTGCTGGTTTCGATCCAGTTCTAATCAGCCTAATTCGCCGTTCAATGCCTAAGCTAATTGCTTATGACATTTGCGGTGTTCAGCCAATGAGCGGCCCAACTGGTCTAATCTTCGCAATGCGTGCTCATCGTGGTACTGACCGTAACGGTAACGGTGCTACTCCAAACGTATTCGATAACGAGACTTTCTTCAACGAAGTTCCTTCTGGTTTCTCTGCTGCTGGCGGTGCATATTCCGCTGCTGCTGGTGAAACTGCAACCAACCCAGGCGTACTAAACGCTGCTGGTACTTATGGCTACACAGGTGGCATGAATACCAACGCTGCTGAAGCTCTAGGTGAGGCAGGTTCAGAGTTCCGTGAAATGAGCTTCTCAATCGAGAAGGTAACTGTAACAGCAAAGAGCCGTGCTCTAAAAGCTGAGTACACCCTAGAACTCGCACAAGACCTCAAGGCTATCCATGGTCTTGATGCTGAGACTGAGCTTGCAAACATCCTAAGCTCAGAGATTCTAACTGAAATCAACCGTGAAGTTGTACGTACCATCTACGTAACCGCTAAGCCTGGTGCTCAGAACAACGTAGCTAACGCTGGTACTTTCGACCTCGACGTTGACTC